GTTGACCAATCGCATTAGCATCACGCTCGATTTGGAACATCAAACCTTTGAACTTTTCAACTGACCAACGACCATTAGAGTCGGTATCAAGATCGAAAGTTCCAGAAGTTGTTGTGTTGACTTGAGCACCCGGCACGGCCGTAATGTAAAGTGAACGAACAACTTCACGGTTGATTTCAGCAAGAATTTCAGTTGACAACATATTGGCCAATTCTGTTTCTGCGTCTAAACCATGAATTGCTTTAAGGTCTTGAGCAAGTTCCATTGTGTACTCAGCTTTAAGTGCGCGAGAAACAGCAGTAACTGTTGTTTTCTCGATACTGAATGCCATCTCTGCAAAAGAGTTTGCACCTGCATCACCAAGGGCTTCACCTTGTGCTGTAGTCATACCAGTTGGTGACAAGTAGATACCAGCTGGACTGTCGTTTAACAACTTTGGGTTAGAACCTGTCATTGCAGATGATGTTAAATCACCAGCAGCGTCATCATTGGAAAGTCCTGTGTCTGGCTCATCTACCAACAATTCTGCACCATCAGAAGATGCTGCTTTAGCACGCATTGCAAAGATCAAGCCGGTTGGCCCAGTCATTGGTTGAACACCACAAACATCATAAGCAATGAGGTTTGGCATTGCACGGCGAACTAATGAAATTAGAATTGGATCCCAATTCGATACTTGTCCACCAGTGCTGTTAGTTGGTGCAGCTTCTGAAAGAAAATTAGAATCTTCTCGCATTGCTTTTTCTTGGTTCTCTAAGATGAGAGTAGTAACTGCCCGCTTGTAAGAATCATCAATCTTATTAAGATCAGGATGTTCTAGGACTGGCTGCCACTTTTCTTGTAGATGTTCTGTCTGAAACATTAGTTTCTCCTTTATTATTTACATCTTTTTAATTATATTAACTTATGCACTCGCCTTTTGATCACGACTGATAGCAGACATATACTTTCGCATACTATCTGTCGTATCAACGCCCTGCGGAGTGCCACCATCTTCATCATCTATTGCTCTTGAACTTCCAGTAGGTTTAACTTTAGGGAAATAACTTTCCTTTAGAGTGGAGAGTTTTTCACGGAAAGACCCTTCATCTGTAAAGTCAACATCTTCTACAAGACTTTTGAACTTCTCAATTTCTGTTTGAGCTAAATCTTCTGATACATCAGTAAATACTTGCTCACGAACTAATACAGAATTATCCTCAGTCATTTCAACATTCTTCTGAATTGACTCATTCAATTTCTCTTCTAATTCTGCAATTTTTTCAGATTGTGCTTCCAAAACGTCATATTTTTCGTCTGGAACGTCAATATAGTGATCCTCAAACAACTGTTTCAGTCCAGAAATGAAGTCTTCTGCAATTTCGCCCTTTAAACCGCGCTCAATTGCCAACTCATTTTCCTTAGTCCATTCCTCTACAACGTAGTTGAGATATGTATCAACCTTCTCAGTCAACTCTTCTTTGAAGGTTTCTTGTTCTGTTTCTTTTTCACTAGATACTTCTTCATGAATACGATCAATTTCTGAACGTAACTTTGATTTAATTGCAGCTTCAAAAACAGTTGCTGCTTTTGTCTTAAATTCTTCAGAAAGGTCTTCTCCACTCATAAGAGCACTAACGTCTTCTTTAACGTCTAGTTCTTTAATACGAGCGTCAATAGCTTCTTTCTTTTCAGCTGAAATTTCTTCTTCAACCTTGTCTGCTTCTTCGTGATAACCATCTTTCATCATTGCTTCATATGCAGCTTTAAGATCGACAGCTTTCATGTTTTCCATCTTCTTTTGCATAGCCATTTTTAACATCTCTTTTGACATTTTGGCTTCTTCTAACTCTTCACCTTCCTCTGGAACGTGACTAGCAGCAAGTTTTTCTGGTTTCATAGGTGAACCTTCACCTTTTTGTTGAGCATCGCCTGAAACTTCTTTTGCTTTTGCAGCGATTTTCTTTGCTGGAGCATCTTTTTGCTCTGGGTCAACAACAGGTGCGCCTGTGTCTTCCGCATCGTTTTTCATTTTAGACTTTTCAGCAGGAGCAGCACCCTTTTTTGTAGGGTCTTCAGCTTCTTCAAGCTCTGCTAGAACTTCTGCTTCAAGTTCTTCAATTGTTTGTTCTAATTCGGACATTAGGGTGTCTCCTTGTTTTGTAATTAATATTTATAAGTTATAACATCTTGAGGAATTTTGCAAACTCCAGTGCTTCCACCTTTGCCTGCCGTTGATGTGATTTAACATCAAATTTCTTTTTCATACCTTGCAACTGTGCTTCAATAAGTGATCCATTATTCCAAACCCACTCTTTTCCCTCCATAATACCTTCTACGAAAGCATTAGGAGCAGATGGGTCTGCTACGATGTCTGCAGCTGTTGCGAGATAAAAATCATCTCTTACGTAATTGGCTCCGCCTTTTGATTCCAAACTTCCCATACCTCTAGAAGAAACACCTAGTTTTGCACCCTCATCCATTAAATTTTTAACTATCTTACCCATAGGTGTGTCCATTATTTTAGCTTCACCAATAAAATTCTTTCCGTCAGGCGTCAAAGATGTAATCATGTGTGATACTCTTTCCAGATTGACCGTTGGCCCCTCTGGATGACCTAGTTCCCCAAATGCCCGTTTTTCCTTAATAAAGTTTTTATTGTACTTTCCAACTTCGTTTTCAAGTATCTCCATAGGATATACCCTACCGTTGCGATTTTTTATGTCAGCTTGCATAAAAATACCGCGAATTTTGTAGCTCTTAGAACCATCATCTTTTGCTTCACAGATGTACTCTACTTCTTCTACTGACTCTGAAAATAATTTAACTGTGTTCATTTGAATAATCCTTAAGCGTAATTTTCGTCTTTTTTGAATTCAATCATTACAAAACCAGATGTTCCAAGACAAGCTAATTCCATATCACCAGAAGTTGCACCTGTATTTGTTGCAGCAGATTCAATTAATCCGGCAGAACCATCATAGTATCCACTTCCAGCAAGATCAATCAATGTTATATCTGAGTCACCCTGTTCGATAATTTTAACATGGCCAGTATTATCATCAGCAGTACCTTGAACTAATCCCCACCAAATTCTTTTTATGTGCAATTTTGCTCCGTTTGCGTGTCCATCTAATGCACTTGCATCTAAAATAGCATTGGTTGCAGTTGTATCATTAGCTATATTAACTAAGATAGTAACAGTACCACCATCTCCAGCGGTTCCAACAACTGTATCTCTGAGTGTTCGTGTAGCAAAGGCCATTATCTACTCCTTAAATTGATAACATTTCTTTCTCAAAATAACCTAAAAGTTCTTTTTCAGAAACTTTAAATTTTTTTGATACTTCTTTTATACTTTTTTCAAAACTATTTAGGAAATCTGAAGGTTTAGAATCCATTTTCTGAAATATAATATCTATAGCATCTTTCATCTTAGGTGAAAGTTTCTTATATTCCTTGGATTTTTTGTGTTCATCCTTTTCAATTACGGATGTATACACTCCACTAAACTTCTGAGTCATCACTTTCCTCTGGCTCTACTGACATAGTTTTTACAAAAGTGTTTGCTAAATCTTTTCTTTTTATCTCTAAAGCATTACCTACTTTTGCGCCTACAACAGAATTAAATACCTCTTCTGCTTCTATGTTATTTCCTGTTGAAATAGCATCTACAAATTCTCTACTCATTTATTATTTCCTCCATTATCAAATTTATTATCTTTTTCTGGTTCTTCATAATCTGGCATCTGATCTGGTGAAACAACACCACCACCGCCATCTTGTGGGTATCTTGTAATTCCATCACCACCATCAGGTATACTTATTCCACCATCTAATGGATCGATAGTAAGCTCTTTCCTAATCTGATCGTTCATTGCATCAATTTCTGCATCGTTCATACGTAATACCTTCTTCAATACATATTCTTTACTAAAGAATGTACCAATGTATGATTGAATTGAATCAAGTGTTTGAATACGATCATTAAGAAGTTCTGCATCTTTAAGCTCTGCAAAGTGACCATCTTGTAGAAAGTCATATTGAATATGCTCTTGCATCGTAGCCCAATCTTCTGGAGCAATAACACCCTTTAATAGAAGTTGTGTTTTAAGAATGTCTGTAAATAAAGGTACAAACTTCTTACGAATACGTTGCACAAACTTAGAGAATTTAAGTTCATCTCTTGTTATTTCAGAAGCTCTTCCTAAAGAAAACCCTGCTTCAGAATCCATACGAGAGATGGGAACATTCAAAGACTTATAAAGTTTCTTTTGGAAATAAGTAATATCATCAATTTCACCAAGATTAGAACCGCCCGGCAAAGTAGTGATCTCTGTACCTCTACCACCTTCACGGCGAGGCAACCAAAAATCTTCTAACATTGACATATGATTTCGATCATCACGGATTTCTCCAGTAGATGCATCATATACCAATTTGTTACGATAACGATTCATAACATCTTTGAGATATTGTTCTGCTTTAATCTTTGGAAGATTACCAACATCAATATAAAAGATACGTCTTTCTGGAGCTCTTGATATACGATAGATAACAAGTGCGTCCTCAATCATTCTCAATTGATTTACTGGTTTAATTGCTTTATGAAGATAAGAAAGAACATGACCTTTGTTTTGATCTACAAGACCACTTGGAACATAGGTAATACTATCTGGAGAAATCTTAATACCCTCAGATGCACCCGAATGCAATCCTTTAGGACTGTACATATAATACTCTTGTACACCTTGAATCAGTTCTACACTAGAGTTAGACTTTGGTGCTTTCTTAACTTCTTTTACTTTACGAATTTTAACTGGTTCGATATATCTAAGTTCTTGAATACCCCTTTTAGGATTTTTTGTATCAATAACTTTATGATAATAAAGTCTACCATCAACATACCAACGCCTGAATATGTCGTGACCTTTAGTATCAAAATCAAGAAGTTCTAAGACCGTATCAAATTCTTCTCTGATACGGTCTTTGATCTTTTTAGGATATAGCAGATTATCTAGTTCAATTGCAACGGCCTGATCTTTTTCATTGGCAACAATGCCTTCATTAATAATATCTTCAATCGCGCTATCACACTCTGGTTGTTGTGCGATATCACGGTAGCGTCGAATTAAGTCAGACTCAGTTCGTTGCCTACCATCGGTATCCAGAGTTTGTGCATAGAAACCTCCACCAGAAACCTCAACAGCTCCATCGTCTGAACTAGGTTCAGTGAATTGCTCTGGAGCGCTGCTATCTTTAACTCTTTCAAATTTGAAACCAAATAATTCCGCCATAATATCTCCTACTATTGTCTTCTATTTAGTAGGTT